CCGCATATACAGCTAATTCTTTCATTTCTTTAATAGTCATTCTTCATACCTCCCTATTATGCTTCAAGAACCTGGAACTTCAGAGCAAACTGAGCATCCGGCATTGTTGTCTTCTCTACTACAAGCAGTACAGGACCAGCACTTGGCTTTGTAGCCGAAACCTTAATAGCTCCCATATCACTAATTCCACCATAAAGTGGAGTAGTAGCAAGTGCAGTAGCTGTAGTAGCAGCAGCAAGTGCAGCCTCATCAGCAAATGCAGTGTCATCCATGCAGATGCAGTTAGTTGTAAAGAGTTCACCTACAGAAAGGAAACCAAGTCTAGGAAGGAAAGTACCTCTCTCAAGCTTGAAGTCCTTCAGAGCATTAGCTCTCTCATCATACATATGCTCTGTTGTATAATTTAAAGCAATAGGCATCTTTGCAGCATTAGCAGCAGTAGGGAACTTAACTGTTCTGTTAACTCTATCTACCGCAAGCAGCATTCCGTTTTCAGCAGGAACCGAAGCGAAATCAGTAGCGTCAAGAGCGCACTGAGCCTCAACTCTTCCATCTCTACGGAAAGATACCTGGTTAAGTTCTAATTGACCAAAACCGTCAATTACAAGTCTTTTATCAGCCATAATAAATCCTCCGTTTATTATTTCTTCTTATTCTTTTGTCTTGCTAAAATAGCTTCGATTCCAGTAAGGTTTTCCTCTGGCTTTGGAATGAAGCCATTTTCAGTTGTAGTGAAAATTGTGGACTTCGACTGAACGAGAGCATAAGCAAGTTCCTTATCTAATTCTTCCTTAGTAAACTCATCAAGTCTTGCCTTGAAACCATCAAGGGCATCTTCATCAAGAAGAGTGCTGTACTTAGAAATTACAGCTTCCTTTTCCTTCAGTTCTGCATCAGCCTTAAAGCTGTTCAGTTCTGCGTTTTCAGAAGTAAGAGTCTCAATTGTTGCTAAAGAAGCAGTATAATTACTATTAGCTTCCTCTAATTCATTCTGAAGTTTTTCATTATCCTGTTGTAAAGTAGCGATTGTAGCATCGTTCTCTTCAATTTTGGAGTTAAATTCTTCAACTTGAGTTGTAAACTCCTCAACCTTAGTGTTCAGTTCAGTCACAACTTCATCAATCTTTTCGTAAGTATTGTTATTCATAGCATGGAGAACATCAAGCGCATGCTTTTCGTCTGCATTCACGTCTACAATATAACAAACTTCCATTTTATCAATAGCGAGAGAATCTGTCTCGTCATTCTTTGTATAGTATGCTCTATTATACTCACCAGTTTCAAACTTGAAAACTACAGCATACTCATCATAGACATCGCAAATAGCATAGTCCATAATATACTCGTTTTCTTCGTTAAATCTATTATTTAAAAGAGTCCAAAGCATATTATACTTCTGATTATCAGAAAGTTTAAAATTCATATGTTTTTCTCCCTCCAAGTTTTGCTTTTGAAATATATTAGTACCTTGTAAATCAGTCATTAAATTCTTTACTGAGTCTACGAATGTGTAGAATGCGGCGCCTTCAAAACAAGGCTCGTAATCTTCACCAAGGGCTTGTAAACCAAGGAAACGACCTTTAGTAAACACAAAGTATCTTTTTCCATTGATAAACTGCCACTCGCCTTCAATAGAATCAGCATATAATTCCATAGACTGAGATTTCTGTACTATATCAAAAGCTTCTTGTTTATATAATCCAGTAAAAAGATATACATCAGTACATGCATATGTTCTTTCTACTCCGTCTATGTCAAGATGCGTTTCCCACGCAAAGTTTGGATTCTCAGGAACAATACCATAAATACGTCCTTCATATCTTTCTCTGCCATGGTCTGTAAAATCATCCTTCATAGTATCATATATGCCCTTAACGGGCACATATGGAAGTGTTGAAATTAATTGTTCAGCGAACTCGTCAGTTATAAAAGTGCCATTACGATTGGCGCCCTTATAGAAAATACGACATCTTGCTTTAGACAGAACTTCATTATAGCTAGTAATATCACCATAAACGGAAAGAGAAAAAGTTGTTAACTTATCTTTTTCTTTATCCATTAATTAGAACCTCCTCGGTCTAATGATTCCTCATTAGCTACTGTTTTTGCACTTTTATCTTGTGCGTCTTTCGTAGGACGTCCTACATTTCCTGTCTCTGTGTATGAAGTACTTAATGGAATTAACTTGTCTTTCAGTTTTAATACATCGTTTTCTAAATCTTTCAAGCTGCCAAGCTCTCGTTGTGAAACGTCCATAGCTAAAGCAGGAAGTAAGAAACTGTATCCAGAATTAGCTAATTTTAAAGCCTCTTCTACATATTCTTTTTGATTGTAATAAGAAATAGGTAAAATTTTAAATGTAAATGTAATATTTGCATTACCGTATTTCCTATTAACAATTGATGTAATAAGTCTGTTAAGTTTTCTTGCCAGTACCATCATCAGAGCCATGTCATTAGTAATAGAAGTACTTAATGACAGGTTAGAATCTGTGCCGAATAATTGGCTGCTAGAACCAGCCTCGGCATAGATGTTTGTAAGAGCCTTATCAACAGAATTAAGAGAGTTATCATTAGCAGATTTAGATACAATAGCATCGACATCTGCATAGGTTGTGAGAACACTTAAGTTCTCATTCTTACGCATCATGTCAACCGCACCCTTATGCATTTCAACTGCTTCCTCTGGTTCAAACAACAGGCCACCATCTGTTAAATGAGGTATATGTTGAACGAGAACTTTCCTAATTTCTTCTAAGTCTCTTTCTCTATTTAAATCTTTGGCATCATCATATTCTAATTCTGCAGAAATAATTTTTAGGAATATCGGTTTATCATCAACCAACGACATACAAATTCCTACATCAGTAGAAATGTAACACCATGGATTAGTTTCTTTGTTAGCTTTATAGCGTCTATACCAATTAACCACTTCTCGTGGATAAACCGCTAAAGCTTTCTTCCGATATTCTTTATCGTGAATAGAATCAAAATACGTAACATTAAATTCAATTATATCGTTGCCTTCTTTATCCTTAAAGCGTGAACGACAATAAAAGATAGGCAAATCCAATATAGATATGTATTTATCTGCTACATCTTGAATCACCCCATAATAGCATCCATCTCTTAACACATGTACTGCTATATGAGTAAATAAATCTGGAAGCTGAGCCACATCAAGAAACTCTACTGCATTTTGATACCTTTTCTCAATATATTTTTCGGAGAGATTTTTACCAAAACTTGGATGAGGAATTAGTAAACTTACATATTTGAGTAAAGTAGCATAATGCATTAGCAGCCTTTGATAAAACCCACCTTTGCTAAAGTAGTTACGAGAAAGAATAATTTGAGCTTCAAGAGAACCAGAATCAATAATTTGATTTATTTCTTCTAAAGTATAGTCTTTCGTTCTTTCATATCTGCTTCTTCCGTAACGAGTTGCCAAATTATAGGATGATTCATTCTTTGCTATCATATCGCCTATAGCTTTTGTAAAAGAGGTTAAATCTCTTTTGATTGGTTCATCCATTATCTTCCTCCTGAGAAGAATACTAACTGACGTTTACCTGCGCGCCTTCGATGACTAGTTTTATAGTAATCTTCTTCAAGTTCCTTAATACGCCACAATCCATAGGAGAAACTTGAATATTTATCCTTTGGAAAGCGGGTATTAATTCGTTCAAGAACTATATCTAAACTCGCGCCGGTGCGCTTTAAACGTAAATTAGCCATTTCTTCAAATAACTTCGTTGTCATTTCGTGTGGCATTAATCGTATCACACGCTGTTCTACGGTCATTTTTTGACCTTTTTTAGTTGCAAGCAACGCACTCTTTGCTTGTTGCTCGGTTATTAGAAAACGTACAAGACCACCAGTGAGTCTTGAATAGCAGTTGCCATGTATTTTAGAGTTTAAAGGACCGTTCGCTTTAATTCCATAGAGAATTTTAGGAGCATCTTTTGGCTGGATTTGTTTATATACATCATCGTTGATAAACCCATAGGCTGGCAAGATGTTACCCATCTCATCATACTGCGGCTTTATCATTTCGTCGGCGAGACCAACACCAAGACCATTGGTATCGATAACGACCTCGCGCGGATTGTATAAGGCGATAAGTTTTTTCAAATCAACTGCTTGTACGGTAAAAGGTTTTGTTTGTGGGGTGCGCCCTAGTACTATTAGATTGACTAATGTACTATAAAACTTTCCTTTTACTATATTAACTCTAAAAACGCAGACTGCTGTTTGGTCGGAAATTCGACCTACGTCCACTGATATTAAGTAGAATTGTTCAGAATCGGGTCTATTAATTGCGTGCGTTTCTGGATTCTTTATTTTACGATAGCGTGATAATTTCTCATAAGAGAACCATGCATCTTCACTAGACCCCTGCCACAACGATAAATATTCTGTAGCAAATGATTCTGCGTTATAAGATGGACTCATTTTAAGTTTGTTAATATATTGCTTATCAATAAGTCCATGCATTGCCGGCAAGCGCCAATCGCATCCGAACATAAAAGCATGCTCGGGGTCGATAATTGCATTTTCAAAAGTATCAATTAAACGGTCATAAGCGAATGAAGTTTTCGCGCCGGCTGATGTTGTCGCAATTATCTGTTGATTTGGTTCTTTTTCATTGACTGTATTGTTTGGTAAACGACGAGATACGTTTACAAGCGGGATTACTACGGAGTTAATCATTTCTTCATCGCCATCACGTATCTCATCAATCATACCGCCTTGCCGACGGCCGCCACGTGCGGCATCGCCAGCGAGTACTACGTCGAAAACCGAACCATTTCTAAATTTAAGAGTCACATAGTCTTTACCGAAATTACCGGGGTAATCGCTAAGTTCCCAACCGATAATTTCTTTTTTAAGTAAAGGCCAGTGGTCATATATCTCATAGATTTTCTCTTTTGTAATTTGTGCAGCCTGTTGTTTGGTATTAGCTGTCATGAATACTTTGCGTCCAGGAATGAATACACATTGTAAGAAAAGCGCAAGTATTGTGATAAAGGATTTTGAAAACGCACGGGGCGCCGTGATGAAGACATCTTTAAAACGCATGAGCGCGCGCAGTGTGAATCGTTGATAAAAGAAAAGACTAAATTCAGAATCTGCGGGTTTTATTATATCAAGATAATAGTCTGGATAAGCAGTAAATAAATTAACCCACTTACATAATTCGTCATAGTGTCTTTCCAAGTATTCATTAGTGATAACTGCGCCTTTCTCAAGTTCTATGCCTTCGCGCTCTGCTCGTTCAACAAATTCATTTGGAGTGAGTTCTTGCCGAGCAGAGAGAATAACTTTTCTTCGCTTCTCTTGCATTACTCACCTCCACTGAGGTCAGCCTCGAATTCATCATCAGAGAACAACTTTTCAAACCCCTCATTCTCATAGTTGTCATAATCTGTTTCACTATCGTTAAGGTCATAGTATGATTCAAGTTCAGCCGCAGTTTTTAAAGCTTGAATACGTTGAGTAATCTCATCGCCAATACCAGATTCATTAGTGTATAAGCGTTGATTCCAGCTTTGAATGTTTTTAATCGTTTCGTCAACAACATCGCGCGTTTCTCCATCATAGAATGGATTTTTGAAACCTCGTTTTTCAAGCCAGCGGCATAACTCACCCATTGATTCAAAATCACTTGCATTCTTTACGTTTTTCGGAGTAAACTCACCAGTCTTAACTAACTTATCATAAGAAGCTAACAGCTTATCAAAATCTTCTCCCGCACGAATACGATTATCAATTTCATAAGAAATCTTACATATCTTCAATGCCTGGTCGCCTTGAAGCGCACCGTTAATATTTTGAGTAAGCAATAATCCATCATAGAGATTTTCTAAGTAAGTTAAAGCTTCCTCATCATAATTATAACCCCATTTTTCTTGAAGTTTCCTGCGCTTTTCGTCGGAGAGCCCCGGTATGACTTCGTCGAGTGCGCCGGTGGCATCCAACTCACGGTAAGCTTCTTGATAAGAACTCCAATCAATATCATCATATTCCTCAGTAAACCATATCAGATTATATGATTTTAACAGCTCGGGCGCAGAGTGCGTAGGACGTAACTCTTCAAACTTATCCACCTTAAAAGGAATATCAAGATATTGACAAATCTTATCCATTACATTCCAATCATAATCGGACCTTTCTAATCTATTGCCCAAACAATCTACACATACATCCACATATCCACTCGGATACATAAACGACTTAGTTCTCAAATAAGAAAAAGAATCTTTCATCTGGCCGCAGCATACACATTTCTTAGAAGTAAAATCTATGTCAAAATGTGGATTTAAAGCCATGTCTATTTCTCCTTTTCTTTCTTTGTGGCGGCGTAAACTAATTTACCCAGATTACGCCTTCTAACTCTATTCATCTTTTCCAACTCATCGCATAAGTCTTCCCAGATGTCATTAAAATCACGGGGTTCTACTTCAAGTTTCATATTCGCGACCGCTTGGCCGCCCTCTTCGTCGGCCTCTGTAACATCTTCTACGGTAACGTCTCCTTGTTTCATTATGTCAACCCCAACTATCTTACAAATCCCAAGAAACTCAATTGGATTCAATTTCATAATCTCCAAAAGTAAGTTCTCTGGACTATTTTTTTTAAAAGCCAACTAACTACCCTCCTTCTTTTTCTTTCGTAAGTCTCTTTCACATCTCTTACATCTATTTTGAAAGCCGTCCTTACTTCTAGTTTTCTTAACCCAGTTTCTTCCATCAAGCAATAAAATCCTTCC